AAAGAGAACAGGGTCTCGGTGGCGCTATTGCGCGGCCCCATAAGTGGGGCATCACCTATATCTGACGCAGCCTTAGGTTGGACCGAGCGTGCACTAGAATGCCCACCATGTATAGCTGTAACGTCATCGTTCATACTGTATCCTATAAAATCCTTCATGTCAAATAATATCTTTTAGAATGATTCTTAGAATCATTCTAAACTGCGCTTGTTGCTTGGGGCTTGTTGCTTGTTGCCTGAAGCTTGTTGCTTGAGGCCCGGACCAGGGCGCACGCTGTCTCCAACGTCGACAGTTTTTCGACTGCTAATGGCCTGATCCAGTTTATTACGTATCGATCGTAATTCTTTATAATATTTTGGGTGTCTAAACATTTTAATGTTTACCGTATGATATAGTTTTTATTTCAGGATTCCAGCATTTTCTACAATCTAAGCATTGATTGCCTTGTTGTGAGCTGGGACAGTTGGCCCCTGATGTCACCACCTCCGAAGAGTTGGGCCAGGAAGCAGGCGCCCGCTGGTCTACCATGGGCGCGCTGAACCTTATGACTAAATTGTTTGGCTTGTCTGTCAGGTGGTCCTTGATCCACGCTTCACGCGTCGGTAACCAGTGACGCTTTGAAGGTGTTAACCTGCAGACTTCATAAATTTTTTGTAAGTGATCCAGATCCTGAACGTCGCCGCTGTCATGCCATCTAAACACGTCGGGCTTCTTGCTGTTGATCAGGTGAGCCATTGCTTCAACCCAGGCTGGCTGCTTAATAGCTTCCAGTCTTCGATATTGTGCATCCTGAACAACCTTGAACACGTAACAACCTTTGAGAGCGTAACAGTCATAACAGACTGAGCCCTTGACAGCTTGAAGCTTGCCGCCTGTCTTGCATTCCTTGGCAGGTAAACCTATTGACCAGCCGGGCATCTTTGAAGGCTTGCTCAGGGAGCCGCCTATGATTTTTAATGCTTCTTTAACTCTCATAAGTTTCAATTTCCTCTTGTGACTTTCTTGTTAAACTTTCACTGTGGTTTAATGCTACATCAACCTTGTGACGCAAATGTGTATCGCTGTGGTTTATTTGATCTAAATAAACGATGGTGTCCACCAGCGCGTCGTGATAAATTTGTAATAATTCAATTGTTGCTTTCATTTTTTCTTTCTCCTTTAATCTCCTGGATATCATTATAATGTTTTCTTGTCAAGCTTGCGGCTTGACGCTTGCAGCTTGTGGCTTCCTTCTTGTAGCCGTTGGCCTCGAGCCAGCGCCAATGGTGTATAAACACCATTGGGTTAGTAATTTTTCTAGTCATTTAATTTTTTCATTCTTTCCATGTCCTGCTTTACCAGCCGCAGGATCTCTTCCAAGGTATCTGCTATTCTTCGCATATGATACGCTGTATTATAATCGTAATCTTCTTTTTTATTTTCCATATATTTCTCCTTTATAATCCTATAGTAACACATCCTGGACCAGCTGTCAAGCTTGAAGCTTGGGGCTTGCTGCTTGTGGCCCCTTTCTGAATAAATCAGCCGGGGCCCGACCAGCCGTTGATGTCCGGACCAGTCTCTTCGCGCTGTGGTCGTCCGCGGTTCCCAGCACTAATAGACTGATCCCAGGCCCATCTAAACTTCCCTCATAGGCTATTAACTAGCCCCGTCTGGTATCGCCGATGGACCAGGGATCAGTTCTAGCTGTGCGTGTGTTTGGATCTCTTTCAATCTACTTTACACCACAACTAGAAGTTGTCCCAACAAATTAGGTAAAGTTTAAATAATTTGTTATATCCTATATATAGGATAGTCCTATATAAGTCAACTACTAATGTGTCCATTTTGGGTTCAACCTATAGTTGTATTTGTTAATTAGAATTATTCTAAACTGAGTCGGCTTGGGGGGTTCATTCAGATTGCCCCCCAACACCTTTGCAAATTGTATTATTGCTGAATGTAATTTTATTTGCATATAACCTATATAATGCTTGACAATCCCAAAGTCAAGTCTATAAATACAATTATGCAAAATAAAAATACAGAAAGAGGTAGCATGATTAAAGAGAAGAAAATAACACTTAACGCAGAAAAGCGAAAAGTGATTGCTGACCAATTTCAATCTTTTTACGAAGATAAAGTAAAAGATAAATTGGTACAAGCAAAAGAACAATATGACTTGTTAAGAGAGAAAGCAAAAGAAACAATAGAACAAGTTGTAAGGTATCATCAACCACAGGAAGATGTAGACACAATTAGAAGAATGATACAAAAGTATAGTTCTAGTGGTGGCGATTTATACCACGATAATTGTTTTTATGTTCAAATGCCAATAACTAAAGTTGATGACAATGGTAAAGAGTATCAAGCAGAAGATGAAGTCAATGTCAGATTTGACATGGGTAGAAATTTTGCAAGAGCATATTATCGAGATGAATTAAAATCAAAAGGGTTAAACCCAGATTTTAAATTATCAATCAATGATGATTACTCAAAAAGAAATCCAAAATACTACAATGATGAGAGTGCAGTAAATAAATTTTTGGGTTTTAGTACATCTTCAAATGATGATAAATCTATAACTACACCTAAATCAAAGTGGGAAAATGATTTCAAACTTTGGGTTATTGGAACATCTTATTGTCATTCAAGAAATTTTAAAGTTGATGAGAATACTTTAGAATTTTTTAAGATGTATGTTCAAAGTGCTGACAATGTAATTAAAGAACATGAACAGATGTATAATTATGTTGAGGGCAAAATGAAAACTTTAAGATTAGGGTTAAAATCTTATAGAACATTTGACCAAGCAAAAGCACTTGCAGATAAAGTTGGTGTTGTTTTAAATGAAACAATGTTGAATGAAAGTTCTAGTTTAGCACTTTCAATCTACTCACCAGAAAATCTGGCTAGTCTTTTGGAAGATAAAGAGGTCTTAACTAGAGATCAAAAGATCGCTATTGCAAGACAACAAATGGCACAAAATAGTTTAAATTAACTATTGACAATTATGGGACTATCCTATAGGATAGTCCCCAGAAAGAGAGAAATAAATATGACTAAAACATTTTACATAACTTACTGGGCAAGTAAGCATAAGAAACACATAACAAGACAAGGCAAACATGATGAGAAAAGCAGATTTGGTGTTGCGAAGAATGGAACACCTTATTATGTTTATTATGACATGGACGCACATGGATATAGAACTGCGACTACATCATGGAAAGTGAGGCACTAATGGATTACCAATGGTGCCATGGTCCAAAGTGCCATACTAATCATACACAGGATAGAATAAGAGGTGTTAAAGGCTCAAAGGTTTTGAGGACCAGAAAGATCGCTCAAACTAAATGGAACGAGGGTAATCAATGGTCCCATTTTTGTAGCAATGGTTGTTGGAATGATTTTGCATTTACACATTGGGAAGAATTCATTAGACTACACCCAAGGACCGAGGCTTTAGAAACTCCTATTAATGTGACCAAAGAGAAAGTTACAAACCATTGGGGTACTCATGTTAGAACAAACATTGAAAGGGTTGACAATGCTTGACTTATCCTATATGATCCTAGATATGACTGACTTAGAAAGAAACAAAACAGAACCCAGAGATACAAAGGTTACTAATCCTTATTCTGGTCAATCTGAAATGCTTACAGTTACAGAGTATGCTACATATTTCTTAGTTAAATATGCAGAACGTATAGGTGACTATAAGGCAATGCAAAAAGGCATGGACAAGTTTATTAAGTTAAATCCTAAAGCTTACATGACTTTACTAGATTAACTCTCTTTGTGTAGGCGCTAACGCGCCTACACATACACAACACACGGACCAATAGAGGTACCACACCCAATCCCAATAAACTTACAACACATAACAGCAACACCCCTTTTTATAAAAAGGGGTCCCACTACTCTAGGTTGTATTGCTTGATTTAGACAGTTAATGGTGCTAAATTCGTTTTAAACATCTATAGTGATGCAAAAAAATTTTAAAAAAATTTTATGGATATAAACCAAGTAGATATAAGTAAACTACCTGCAGACGTAAGAAAAAAATTTAGACAGCTACAAGTTATGTATGCTGAAAAAAAAATTAGAAATAAAGCAAGAAATGATTTTTTAAGTTTTGTAAAATGTGTGTGGCCCGAGTTTGTTGAAGGCGCGCACCATAGACATATTGCAAAAAAATTTAATGATCTTGCAACAGGTAAAATAAATAGATTAATTGTAAACATGCCACCCAGACATACAAAGTCTGAGTTTGCATCTTTCTTGCTACCAGCGTGGATGGTGGGCCGTAATCCAAAATTAAAAATAATTCAAGCAACGCACACAGGAGAACTAGCAATACGTTTTGGTCGTAAGGCTAAAACATTAATTGATAGTGATGACTATAGAAAAATTTTTGATACAACTTTACGTGAAGACAGTCAAGCCGCTGGGAGGTGGGAAACAGCACAAGGCGGTGAATACTTCGCTGCCGGGGTCGGTGGTGCAATCACAGGACGGGGTGCTGACCTATTAATAATTGATGACCCGCACTCGGAACAAGATGCAATGTCAGCGACCGCAATGGAGTCTGCTTATGAATGGTATACGTCAGGTCCACGACAAAGACTTCAACCAGGAGGCAAGATCGTTTGTGTTATGACGCGTTGGTCAACAAAAGATTTGACAGGTATGTTGGTATCAAAACAAAAAGAACCTAAAGCAGATCAGTGGCACGTGGTCGAGTTTCCAGCAATCTTGGACCATGGACCTGATAACCAAAAACCTGTGTGGCCTGAGTATTGGAACATAGACGAGTTAGAAAAAGTAAGAGCAACATTGCCGGTTGGCAAATGGAACGCACAATGGATGCAACAACCAACATCTGAAGAAGGTGCAATTATAAAACGTGAGTGGTGGCGTAAATGGAAACACGATTGGATACCCGATCTACATCATGTCATACAATCATACGACACAGCATTTATGAAAAAAGAGACAGCAGATTATAGTGCGATTACAACGTGGGGAGTTTTCTATCCTGATGAGGATGCACCTGCTAATCTAATATTATTAGATTGTATAAAACAACGATTTGAGTTTCCAGAACTACGTCGTCAAGCATTAGATCAATATAAATACTGGCAACCCGAGACTGTAATTATCGAGGCCAAGGCATCAGGATTACCTCTGACCTATGAATTAAGACAGATGGATATTCCAGTTTCTACCTTTACACCGAGCAAAGGAAATGATAAGCATGTAAGAGTTAATACCTGTGCACCTCTTTTCGAGTCTGGTATGATCTGGGCGCCAGAACAGAACTTTGCAGAAGAGGTTATTGAGGAATGTGCAGCATTCCCGCACGGTGATCATGACGACTTAGTCGATTCTATGACTATGGCTGTGATGCGATTCAGGCAGGGAGGATTCATCTCTCACCCCGAAGATTATGTAGAAGAAAAATCAGTGCCTAGAAAAAGGAGTTATTATTAATATGGGTATAATTACAAAAGGTATGGGCGTAATCATGAAAGCTAAAATGAAAAAAGCTGGCGTTACAAAACCAACTTTTCCAGGTCCAAGAGCCACGGATCTTTTAAACAAAGAATTAAAAAAAAGTAAAGCAAGAGGAGCAGATAAAGTTGAAGGCCCTCTTAAAGTGCGTAAGGATATGAGAACAGGAGCGCAAAAACCTGGAGCTAGTGCTATTGAAATTGATGCAAGAATTAATCGGAAGTATAGATAATGAAGGCAATCTATCAATGGGTATTA